AGTCCAATAGTAGTTTCAAACACTGCTAACTCACTGGCGGCAACCAGAACATCAGCCTGTGACAACTTGCTGTTAGTCATCCAAGCTGTATAGTCAGTGACCTGTGTTAGTGTAGCATCGGTGCCGTAGACATTTTTGTAAACGTGCTTGATGAATGTTTCATTGCTAACACCACCAGCATCTGTTTTGTAAACGGCTGTATTCAACAGGGCTTCTGCTAACTGCTTGTTTGTCCAACCTTTGTCGGCAAGATCAATTCCAATGCCTTTGTATGCGTTAGTAACATCAGCAGTACCAAGTGCGGCTGCTAGTAATGCATATACATCGCCTGCGCGGCCTGCAGCATCATAGGCAATGGCTTTGTCCGTGAACACAACACGCTCGTGATTTGCAAGATTAAATTCCATATTGCTAACCAATGTGCTGGCTAACTTTACATTGTCAGCAGTTTTAGTAACTGTGAACTCTGTACTCTTGCCACCCATTGCATACGTGTCAACTCCGGTAGTACCAGTAACGTCAACTGTGATATCCACTGTGCCATCACCTGCGCGACCTGTACCCACTACACCAAAGGTGGCAATCTTACCAGCAGTGCCGACTGTGGCCACTGTGACGATCAAGTTGTTAGCCACTGCGCCGCCTAATGCTGTACCAGCAAGGGTGATTGTGTCGCCGGCAAGGTAACCTGTACCTGCACTGGCTGCTAGACTGTCTAGAACAACAGAGTATACTCCGTCTGTTTTAGTAACATCAAACGCAGCACCGGTTCCGGTTCCGCCTGTTAGGCCTGTGACATTTTGGTAAGTGGCATTTATTGCCTTGTCTTTAATTGTAATTGTAGTTGTCATAATTTTCCTTGTAAAATGATCATAAACTAATTTAGTTGTTTATTCTACCATTGTACACGAACTTTCTAATAAAACATGTGCGTACACGCACAACTTTGAAACGATATGTTAGATATGATGCCCAAAAGAAACCCGCCGAAGCGGGTTTGGTAGTTTCTGTTACGAGGTATTTCCTACCCTAAGCTGAGTTTAGGCAGCTAATGCGAACTTTGAGTCGTTTGCGGTTACTTTTTTTGCTTCTACGGCCGAGTTACCCCAACCCTACGGCTTCTGCTTTGCCGAGCTGTCCACTAATTTACTTGTTGCCCTGTCGAATCTAGGTCAGGCCCATCATAAAAATACATTATACTCTTATGGTGGACCTGGGGGGATTCGCACCCCCGTCCAGAACACTTTTCTCTTTGCTTCATACAGCAATAACTTATATTTAACTACATTTTAACAGTTAAGTCAATGTCTTCTTGTTGCTTTTGGACTTTTTTCATTGGACGAATAGGCTCTAACCAAGAATCTGGAATATAGGCCTTTGGAGTATCTCCGTACATATTACTCAATCCAAATTCTGTGGATATCCACCAAAAGTGATCTGTGATAGCAGCCTTACAGACAATTCCTTTAAACTGAAATTCCTCACCTTGCGTAAAATGTCCCACATACTCATCCACCAACACAGTTTTGCCTATGTTTGTAGGCCGTATGCTCATGATAATTTTGGCAAGGTCGCCTTGTTCACATTTCATTTTGTTTCATCAGTTTGGTGTGCAAGATCATATTCTCAGTGACCAGTTTGGTAATAGTGGCCAACATGATCAATCGATCAGCATCTGTAACCGTTTCTTTGTCAAACTGTTCTAGGATACTGGAGCCGATCATTCGCATGGTCTGTTCTTGTCCTTTGGAAAATAATCCCCAATCAAAAGGATCTCCTTCTTCGTGAGCAAAGGCAATGTCCACTAGTTCATCGAGGGTTATTTTAGCCATCCAATTTTCTCATTGTTTAGTTTACGTCTTTCGTATTCCTCTACTGAGCCAGGAAAACGCCAAGCCCAAATTGCTACTAGACACATAAAAACTGCTGTATATATTACACCACGAGAGGGTACATTGGTCAACCCCATTATGATCAAACTACTGCTCATCATGGCTAGCATAAAGTATTTCATTTTGGTAGGGAATACACGTTTTTCTCCCCAGTTGATTAAGAATGGTCCAAACAATGGATGATTGTAGATCCAACGGTGCATACGTTCACTGCCTTTGCTAAAGCAATAGGCTGCAAATACAACAAAGATGCTGTAGGGAAGTCCCGGAGTAATAACTCCTAGGTATGCCATACCTAAACTTAAAAATCCCAATATATTCCAAAATAATTTTTTCATTTTTAACCTGCATTTACATTACTACTGCCAGGACCAGCTGCATGACCACAATTTGCTATATCGCCTGACCTGCACAACGGGATATTATTTGCAAAAACAGTTCCACTGCCTGTTGCCATCACTGGATTATTATGCGATCCCATACCATGTGGATCGACTGCATCACCGATACGAACCGCTGGTATATTATTAACTAAAACATTGGGAGACCCTACAGCGTTTTTTCCGCCTGTAACGTCTGCATTTTGTCTTATTACACCTGGCATTGTTTAAAATCCAGCTGGGAACGCTTGAATTTTAGCAATGTAGGTGTTGACCAACGCCGTTGCCGCAGCCTGCTGTTCAGCAGGTACGTTACCTTGTGTGTCGGCAATCGCGCCTTGCTCTATTAGAGATCTATAAACATTGATCAGTCCTAGCCAATCGTATGGTCCTACGACATGGATACCAGTACCTTCTCCTAACTCTTTTAACTTTTTCTGATATGTTTCCATCGCTGTTTGCTTGCTAGCAACAATAGTAGTTTGGGTAGCTATTGCAGCTATTGAGTCTTTAATCGCAGTAGAGTTTGTAGCCAAAGTTTCAGCAGAGACAGCGATTCTTTTATAATAATCAGAATAGTCTATGACGAGTTGCCCAGACTCAGTATCCCTAACAACTTTAATAGGGGTTAACGTTGATGAATCGTCACCAACTTCAAGTGTTGTTCTTTCTAAAGCCATTATTGCTTCCTAAACTAGTATTTAACTCAGTGCAATGCCAGTAGTTGACTCAAGGAACTGTTTGGCAAACTGTGAATCTGTTGCTTCAGCTACAGTAACAGTTGATTTTTGTAGTTTGATTTCAGTATCTGGACTTACTGTAAACAGGTAGGGCATTAGCCCTGGACCTTTTGGTCCCATTCCGATTACTTGTGGGTTCTTGAGTTTGTAATAAGTTGCACCGTCTTCTACTAACTTGGCAACAAGTTCTTCACCACTTGTTAGTTTAAGTGTGATCACTTCGCCTGCGCTTACGCCTTTATTAATTAACATTTTATACCTTTTCTAGATGTTGTTTTAATTCTGTAAATCCACCAATCAGTTCTTCGCCGATAAAAATCTGCGGAACTGTTCGTGCCGTTGGAACAGCTTCCAATAGTTCTTCTCGAGTATATCCGTCACCGATTTTCTTCTCTTCAAAGGGGATACCTCGTTGTGTTAACAATGCCTTTGCTTGATCGCAATAAGGGCAGTGGTACTTTGACCATACAGTTGCTTTCATTTTTTTCCTTAACTTGAATATATAACTCTGCCTTTTTTATCAAGAACTCTGACCAATATGGCTCCTTTGGCTTTTTTGGCTAGTGCCATAGAGATGGCCTGTGCCTCTGTTCCGCCGCCACCTAACGAATTCCAAGATTCAAAAGGACTTTTACTTTTAAATTGTACCTTGTACATATATATTCCTAGATGGCCGGTAGCTCATCGTAATCTAGGCTTTCTCCCATTATGCCAATGACATAATTTGTACTTTCACTTTCTTGTAGTGCTGTTTGTTTCTTGCTGGTATCAGTATGCTTGTTAAACCAAGGAATTGGAGTTGACTTGGGAGCCGTCGCCTGATACTTGATGCCAATTTGTTTTAGTGCATCTACTGCTGTGTAGTCCACAAAGTCACGCAGAATGTTTGCGTTGAGTCCGATAACTGGTCCCATCTTGAACAGGTATGTTGCCCAGTCTTTTTCTTCACGGATCACATCCATGTACAGTGCATATACTTCTGCTTCGCACTCTTGTTTAGCATCCGCAAAACGAGTATCCTCTTTGACCACTTGATTGATCAAGTAAGCAGTCCAGCCCTTGTGTAACAGTTCGTCTTGTAAGATTAGGCTGATAATGTTACCGTTACCAATAAAGATCTTGTTCTCTACCATAGCCAGGCTGGTGGCAAATGATACCATAAAGCGGAACGCCTCAAGCGCATAACTTGCGTGTAAGGCCATCCAAATTGCTCGAATGTGTTCTTTTTCTGTAACTGTTTCGCCTAGTTGTTTACGGCAGTTGATAACGTGCAGTGCTTCATAGTAGTTGCCCACGCTTGATGCCATTTCCACAATTTCTTTAGTGTCGTGAATTGTGTTGAACACATCCTTGGGCACATTGTATATGTTACGAATGATATGGCTGTAGCTCTTTGAGTGAATGTTGGTTTCAAAGAATGTCCAGTTATAGACCAGTGCTTCTAGTTCAGGCAAACTGATAACAGGCATAAAGATTTGACTTGGTCCACGTCCTTGCAAACTGTCTAGTGCTGTTTGTCGTAGCAGGTTACTGGTAAAGATATGCTTGACAGCATCGCTGGCATCTTTAAAATCGTTTGAATCTTTAGTCAGACTGATCTCTTCTGGTTGCCAGAAGAAGCCACGTGCAGTAGCTTCAAAGTCTGCAATCTTTTTATACTTGACTTCTTCAAAGCGTTGAATGGTAACTGGGCCGGCTGGATCCAGGAACATCTTACGATTCAAATAGTCTGTCTTTGTGTTTAGGTTGTATTGTTGTTTACTCATTTTAAATAATCCACGTGAGCAATAGCTTTCCAAAGATCTAATTTTGGAGGTTCTCCATTATTAGGTTCTTTGTATGCGATTCTAATCTCAACATTGTTGGTATGCAGTTCAGCCATTAACAAATTTATTGTTTCCAAAGCTGCTTTCATGTTTTCTATTTGTTGTCCGATATCATTTGTTGTCATAATTTACAGGCCTCGCAGTCCTCTTCTATTTCATATCCATTCACAGAATTTGTGTGTCCGTTTACTTGCACTACTAATTGGTCTTCTTGCATTTTACTTCCGGCCTTGTTGATTAAACTGTAGTAAAATGTCTTCAATCCCCAAACATGAGCCTGCATTAGATTTTTAGCAATCAGCGTTGTTGGAACTTTACGTTCTGGAAAATGTGCAGGATTATAAAAAGTATTAGTTGAAATACTTTGATCAACGTAGGCCGCAATAACTGCCGCAGTTTTTAAATAACCATCACAGTCCTTTTGTTCCCACATCAACTGATATTTATTCTTCAATCTGTTGTATTCTGGAACAACCTGCGTAAACGATCCTGCCTTTGATTCTTTAGTACTGATCAAGCTCATTGGCATTTCAATGCCATTAGTTGAATCAATCACCACTGAGCTAGATTCAACAGGAGCCACTGCCATCAAGGTGGCATTGCGAACACCGTGTTCTTTCATGTTTGCACGTAGTGTTTCCCAGTCAAGCTCGGGTGTAAAATCTGCTAGTTCGTTGACTCCATTGGCTCGTAGTTCCCAAGGAAATATTCCTTGGCCATATCGTGTTTTGGCACTCTCAGTACAAGGACCTCTCTCCTTGGCCAGTTCCACTGTGGCTTCTGTTAGATAGTAGGCCTGATGTTCCATCCAGGTCTTGACTTCTGCCAGTGCATCCTTCTCGCCATATTTTAGGCTACGCTTGGCGTGCCAGTAGGCTAGATTGGTAATACCAATGCCCAATGGCTGTATCTCGTCATTGCTCAACTTGCTCTGTATTGACAAGAAGTCTTGATAGTCAAGAATGTTACACAGGCTACGCTGTAGAATCCTGCAGGCTCTACGCATATCCTCTGGATTCCGGAACGCTCCCCAGTTGATAGATCCCAGTGTACATAACGCTATGCGTCCACTCTCGTCGTCTAATCTCTTAAATGAACGGGTGGGTAATAGGATCTCACAACACAAGTTACTTTGATAAATCGTATGATACTCAGGATCAAATGGTCCTTGGTTCATTACATTATCAATGAATACAAGATATATTCGACCTGTGTCTGTGCGTTCTTTCAGTATACCACTCTTGAAAACTTCTTCGGCGCTCATTGTCTTGGTACGTAGGTCTTTACGTTTTTCGTACTTGACATACAGCTCTTCAAAGCGTTCTGTGTTTTGATAGAAGGCTTCGTATAAGTCGGGTACTTCGTTGGGATCAAAGAATGTTATTTGTTCTTTGTTTTTAAATCGTCTCCAGAAGAAGGCACTAAGCACAACCCCATAATCCATATGACGGACTCGGGTTTCTTCTGTTCCTTGGTTGTTCTTAAGTACAATAAGATCATCAAACTGATGATGCCAAATAGGATAAAATACAGTAGCACTTGCATTACGAATACCTCCCTGCGAACATGATCGCAAATCGCCGAACCATTTTTTCAGGAAAGGTATCATACCTGTGTGCATAATCTCACCACCTCTGATGGGACTACCCAATGGACGTAAGCGTCCTATCTCTAAACCAATGCCGGCACGTTTGCTAGCATACTTGGCCATCATTTCCCCGCTAGCAAATATACTGTCCAGATCATCGTCACTCCTGATAAGTACGCAACTACTAAACTGTTTAGTAGGAGTCCCAAGACCAGCGAGAACAGGAGTAGCAAGAGTGAACAACCCATCACTAGCTGCTGTGTAGTATTCTTTGATGTAGCGCATTCTCGATGCGTTCGGTTCTTCTTTGTGAAATACAGTAGCGGCCGCGACCATGTATCTAATTTGTGGAGTTTCATAGGTTTCCTTTGTGGCACGATTCTTGACCAAATATTTTTCAATCAACTGCTCGATGGCAGCATATCCGTATTCTTCATCTTTGGAATGATCCAGCATGTCATTCATCTTGTTCCAATCTTCTTCGTTGTACCAAGTCAATAATTCAGCTGTGTACAAACCAGTGGCCACATTGGTCTTTACGATCTCGTATAGGTGGGGAGGCTCGTAGGAGCCATATACATCTTTTCGCAACATACTTAGACGTTGCTTGCCTGCTACATATTGATAGTTGACATGGCCCACATCTGGATTTGATTCTACATCAATCAAATCTACAATAGCTCTCAGTGTGATACCATCTATTTCTTGTGTAGTGATTCCGTCGTAAAAATGTGGTTGGGCTTTGATTTCAATCATGCTCTGACTGACATCGGCTATTCCCCTACATACTTTTGCAATCTGTGTCTGCCATTTTTCCAGTGTCAACTGTTCTCTTTGCCCATTACGCTTAATCACCGTTATTGTCATTGTGTTTCTCTACTTTATTCTTTGCGATCTGATATTTATTTGTTACTGCTATTTGTCCAAATGATGCTGGTTTCAACTCCGTCTAATTCAACAGTTGACAAAACACACCCATATTCCAGGTTTAAAACGTGGTTATCTACTACTAAAAAGTATTTGCTGTACCTACTGGCCTCTATTGTAGACATATGTATCTCAAATTGACTTGCCATAAACCGCTGTGTTAACTTCAAAGTATACAGCATTCCTAGGACAATAGCAAGCTCATCCAGTTTAGAATTTAAAACTAGATGCCAGGGATCCGGCCATTCGTCCGGAGTGTGGGGATTGAGATATGTACTGACAAATGGTGCTCGACTCCAAAGATGAGCTACATCTTCTAGTGGAGTTAAACTGGTTTCTAGGTTGTCACGAAACTGTCGCCATTTTATCAGTCTATCATTGTCATAAAGATCAAACACCGTAGGTAATGCTGTATTCAATCGAACCAGTAGAACCAGAAATTAATGGATTTTGATATTTAAGAAGTAGCGTGTCATTATTCGGTCCAGCTGAATCATCGTAGTTGCTGTTGTTTTTTAGTTCTGCAAAAAATTCGAATCCTGTCATAACAATTCCTCCTCCCGAATAGGTATATGTATCTGAAATTTCTATATCAGTATTTTGTGTATTAATAACGATGACAATTTGACCAGTCCTTACGTGCTGGCCTAATCTTAAAGTGTAATCAATATAAATGTAGTTGTTGTATGCACTGAATACAGACAATGGTCTAGGTGCATCACTGAGATATATTTCACTGTAATTTCTATCCACTAGGCTGGCAAAACTGGCATTTTCAAATTCCACTCTGGTATCTGCGGTGGCCACACTGACAATTCCAGATTCTTGATGTCGGTTGCTGGAACAGTTTATCAATGTGTTGCCAAAGGATTCACCAAATGATACTATACTGGTATATGGTGTAGAAGAACTATTAGTATTATTGCCACAGTTGACAAATCTAGATCTTTGAAATTGAGTTCCTCTTCCTTGGGTGCTAATGAATGCTTGATTGGCTATTTCTTCAAAATGGCAGTCGTCGATGTGCCAAAGGTTTCCCTGTCCACTGACACCACCGATATATATTCCTGTGTCGCAGACAAAAAATTCACAGTGTTTAAAATTCACCACCGAATCAAATGCCGCAGTCTGTTGACATTCCACTGCTAATGGGGTTGAATACCAGTTGCAGTCTTCAAACACCAGCTTGTTGACTCTAGTGCCGAACAAAGTATTTTCCCAAAATACTGATGCATTTACATTAGCGGAACCATCTGTAAATTCTGCCAGCACTGGTATGATAGTACTGGTGCTTCCGCTACCCGAAGACAAACTGGTCACTGTGAAATTAGATTGCACCGTAGCGGCTAATGTTGCATCTGACTTGGAACTTATTTTGATGCTGGCTCCTACTACAACGGCTTCAAAGTTTGCGCTAAATGTAGCATCAGCATTGAGTGTGCCTACTGCTATGCCTAGAGTGTTTGCAAAAGTACTGGAAAAACCCGTGTTTATAGTCAAACTCACTCCGCTGCCCGATACTATAATATTACCACCTATACTCATTGTGGGTATGCTGTACAAGCAACTGGCATTTTCTGGAACAAAAACAACATCACCTAGCACATATCCAGACCGCCATTTTACACCTTTGAATTTACATTCTTGTGCTCCAGTTATCACTGTTTGACCGTCATTGTGATCGATAGTTAAATTTTCTATCACAATGCCTTGTGGTCTACCAGAAATGTCTTGAAAAATAATATTGTTATCTCCAATTTCTAGAACAGTTTCCTGTGGATTTTCTCCCTTGATCAAAACATTGCTGGGTATAATTAGATCATCAAGAAACAGATAGACACCATTTGGCACGGCTAGTATTTTCTTGAATTTATCGTTGGAGTTTTTAAAGAGTTCATCAATGGCTGTGGTAAATGCCAAAGTACTGTCAGTTGATCCGTCGGGTATTGCACCAAAATCTACCACACTGACCTGTATCTCGTCTATTTTAGATTGCAACCCACGGGCAACACTGAGAGTAATTGAATTATCATCAGCGGCGAATCTATAACTAGCGGCTAATTCTAAAATATTATCGTGTTCTGTAAGAACTTTGGTGTTGCCTACCGCTGGTGCGCCTTCGGCAACACTGCCGTTGCCTATGAATAATTCCTGACTATCAACTGCCCAGGCAAATTCTGCTGAACTCAGTTGTGGAACACCAATTCCTGAGTTCTTTTGTCCTCTTCGGACTTGTATTTTCGATATCTGTACGACAGCCATAGATAAATTCCCGTTATGGAATATTTATCTTCCTAGCTTGTAGTATTCCTCTACCTTTGTGAGCCAAGCATCCTGCCACTTATTAAAGTCTGCAGGCTCTAGTGTAAACTGCTGATATTCAAAAGCACGGCTACACATAAAGATAACACCTTTTTTGATGTCTGTGCCATAGACTTCATTATGTGCTAGTATATAGGCCATTAGCTGTAGATAGTAATCTTCTACCCACTCTGCTTTCTTGGGCTTGTTGGTTTGTTTATAATCCATCACAGCAGGCTCGTCTTCATGTACACCCACTAGGTCAGTGGTACCTGAAAACAATCCAGGAAAGTACAAGCTCTGTTCCATTGCCCATACTTCGGACACTTTTGATAATCCGTTACCAATGATAACATCGGCCATTTTGTTGGCCTGTACGTGTACGGGATTGTTGCCAGGCTGTCGTTGTATGCCAGCAATAAAACGTTCTAGGTTGGCGTGCATTGCAGTACCAACGCCAGCGGCTTCTGTGGTGATCTGTTGTGCTTTTTCAACGCCCACTCGTTTCTTCCACTCGTTCAAATGAGTCATGTCTTTGGTAGCACTCAATATAGTAGTCACTGAAGGCAGTGTTTCACCGTCTGGAGTTTGATAAACTCGTTTGCGTGTGATAGGATCGTTGATTTGAACACATCCTTTATATTGAAAGCGTTCAACAAATGGAGGTGGTGTGAGTTGTAATGTATCGGTCATAGTGTATATATTACACTATTTGTAAAACAATGTCAAGCCTGGGTGGCTAATTGTTGCGGAGCAGCACTGGCTGCAATTTTATCTACTTCTGCCTGACTGTCTTGGGTGCCGTTGGGTTTTTCTGCTTCGCTTCCTGCACCTGGAACTTTTAATTCAACACCTTCGTCGTTGAAATTTGAAACCATCGCCTGTAGTGCTGGACTAGAATCGTACATTGCTTTAAATGTTTCGTAGTCTGCGGTTAACTCAAATCCACTTGTGGCCAGCACTTTGTTTAGGCCATTCCAATTTAATTTCGAAGGAGCTTTTTGACTGGCAGCACGACCAATATAGTTTCTAAGAACCATAACAAATCTATCAATCTCTATACCGGAGTTTCCGCCAAATTCAAAAAATCTCATTTTAGTGTGCTCAATTCTTTTTGCAGTTCTTGTATCTGCTTTTGCATTTCTTTGATCTGCTCTTGAATGGCCTTTTTTCTTTCGGCCATTTGTTTGATCTGAGCAGCCTGCTGTTTGGCCATTGCCTGAGGATCCATTGCAGGGGCCGGTGGTTGACCGGATGGTTGACCAGCAGCTGGAGGTTTTGATCCGGCGGCACCAGCTGCAAATGTTCCCAACGGAGACGGTTTGGCACCTGGAGCCGCTGCACCTGGCATAGGAGGTGTTAACTCGCTCAGTCGAAAACCGCTGGCAAATTCTTGAAGTTTCATCCTGCCAATGCTCTCATCAAACGATTCTGATGGTTGATGCTTTCACGCATCTCACGACCTGCTTCTTCTGCACCACCTGCAGCTGGCTCAGCAGCGGCAAATTCGTCGCCACCTAATTCAGCATCAGTGTTCATGGCATCGGGTTCAGCTGCCATGTCAGCTGCTGGCTCGCCGCCTAACATATTGACAGGCTGCTCTTCACCGGTTAGTGTACGTACTCCGGTGGCCAATGCTTCACGTGTGGTCTTGAGATTTTCCAATGCTGATTGAATTGCCGGAGCCACTGCTTCGATAAATCCTTTGGCCTGCTCTTGTCCCATTTCATCACGGATTGAATCACCTAACTGTAATAGAGTATCATTCTCCATACCAGAAAGTTCTTCGATCCAACGGCCAACTCTGTCAACCATTGTCTTTGCTGTGACGATCGCACTTGCCTGTTGGATCTCACCTTCTCTTAGATTACGCATATCTTCTCCTGTGTTTATGCTTTCGTTTTTGTTGTGTTGCTTCCACGCAGTTGCATAAGCAATACCTTTTTCTGTATCTGTTAATTTACCATCATCTGCATAGCCTTGCTTGATGTGTTTAACCATACGCTCACCTTTGGCTGTTGGTGGTGCAACTTCTTCCACACCGCCGACCATGTCTTTGAATTGATCTTCTAGATCTTCAATATAGTCGTCCATGTCAATTTCGCCGCCGTCTTGATCACTGTAGGCGTAATATACTTCTTCCACAGCAGATTCAACATCACCGTTGTTTAGTGCTGCCATAATTTTCTCATAGTCAGGATCGCCATAGCCACCACGTTCGTTCATGTTTTCATCAAAGTTTTTGAGGATCATCATCAATGCTTGTTTGTCGAGGTGTCCACCTTCTTGTACTGTGTTATCCACAATAGGCTCGTCACGTTCTGATAATTCAGCTACTATGGCATCGTGCATGAACTGTGCCTGCGACAGTGCATCATTTTCCACGTTTTCATTAAAACTAGAACTGCTGCGAGCTGTGTAGATCTGTGTACGCAGTTTGTTTCTGGCATCTTCCAGCTGTTCAATGTTAAACGTTTCTAGATTCAGTTTGCGACCAAAAGTCTTAAACATGCTTTCATTCAGTCTTTTACTGGTTCTATTAATTTTGAAGAGATCTGTGGTTTTCATATCGGTTGATCCATAGTGATGTATTATTTATTCAGAAATAAGTCAAAGCGGTTACAGTTTCTTTGGCAGCTAGAGTTTTGTCCCTGCTTTCACAATATCTTGCCCAAAGAGTGTCTGCTTTTTCAAAGTTTTTAGCTACGATAGCTTTTTGATACTGTGTTCTAAGAATCTGGCTGTCTGTGAACCATCTGCCATATTCTTGGTCTAATCTGTAAATTTTATCCACGATTGCAGGGTTTGTATTTTTTGTCACTAGATTGGCCATTCTGATTGCTGTGGCATTGAGATTGATATTGCTGTAGATAATACTGTTGTGCCTATAAAGATGTTTTGTAGTTTCTTGGCTGACAATTAACACATCACCTACAAGAATACCGCCAGCAACCTTTAGTGGCAGAATGTGATTGTCGGCTATGAGTTTACGCTGTGCGTTGGCTACTAAATGCTCTAAACGCCGCTGTATGTTTGTCATAAAAAAAGGACCTATGGTCCTTATTTAAGTGGGTGATTGATATTAGCTAAACATCTTGGCAACTAGATCCATATGCCCTGATACCCAACCTAATACTGCTACACCTCCAGCAGTCATATAGATCCATTTCTGTCTAAATTTTTCTAATTCTGTAATTTTACTGGCCAATTGACTATGCTGTTCACAGCTTGCACCGTACATGTCTTCTAGTTTGGCCATGACACTGTCGCGAGTTTTATCTAGACAGTCGTGCATTTCTTTGACATCAACCTTGATCTCGTCTAATTTTTCGCCTAGGTTTGCTACCTTGGTTTCTACTACACCAAGTCGTTCTACTGTTGTGGCCATGTAGGCTGTTTCCTTTTATGTTAAGTCAAGTGCTCGCTCCGAGCCATGTGCCTAAGTGTTCCGAAATGCCTAATTGTTTTGCCTGTTAAATTATATTTATCCCGCTTGTGAGATTTCGT